TCTCGCTTTGGTTCATAACCTGCTTCTCTAACAGCTTCTGCTTTTGTAATTTGTCCCCACTTAGCAACCATAACTTCAGCAAACTTCTTTTGCTTTGGTGTTAAATGAAACGAAGATTTTAATGTATTTGGAAGTTTACCCATACAACCATAATAGGTTATAAACACACGCCTTGTCTAGTTCCGTTGTCCGTTGTTCGTGAACCACTAATCTTTAAATTGCATTTCGAGTACGCTATTCCTGAATATTTGTTATTTATTATATATAAAATAGGGTATAGCCCTTATATTTCCTAATTTATAGCCTAGGAAATTAGCAAATGGTTACTAATTTTCAAAAACACAAGTAAAATCAACCAAAGACACGCAAAGACAGGCAAAGACATCGCAAGTGTCTTAGACTAACCCATTGATTTATATATACAATATGGCAAATTTTACCCCCAAAGACGCAAAGACAGGGGGGTATGGGTATTTTTATTTTTAGGGTACCCCATCCTATATATACTGTCTTTGATATAGTTTTTTGCTTGATTATTCTTTAATTACAATGACTTAAGCAAAGACATTTGAGATGTCTTTGGCTGTCTTAGAGGTGTCTTAGATAGTCCTCTCCTGCTCGGAAATCTAACAAACCAAACAGGAGAAGAGCATGGTGATCTTTGGCTCACCATGAAAGCCTAATTACCAACAATCACGGAGGTTAACCATGACGGGACAATTTCACATAACAAGGTTAATTGCCCCAAAAGTTAATTTATTTATTAATATACCAATGTCAATGGTTATTTTTTATAAAAAGACTCGATAGTCTTGAAGTAGTTTTCCCAAGCTGATTTAACATCTGTTGTCATGTCTTGAGCAAACTTTGTCCAATAAGACTTTATATCTGAATAGTTTAACATGTTTATCTCCTTTAATTAATTTATTCTAATATAGATTGTATTATGAAATTTTCAAGGGGTAAAGAGAAGGCCTAGTATTGAAACTAGGCCCCCTACAACTTAAACAAAAAGAAAGGTCAAATATGAAAATATTTGAGCCTTCATACTACTTGTGATTGTACTTGTAAGTCAATACCTCTACTCATCATCCGATTCATCATCTGAATCGTCAAAATCGTCAGTATCTTCGCTAGTTTTATCTCTAATAGCTTGAATATCGGCTTCAATTCTATCTAAGATATCTTCTAATGTTTCTGATTTTTTCTTTTTTGCCATAGTTCCTCCTTTGTTTTAGGGTTGCAATCTTAGACTATGGTTTTAGATGAGAGCAATACTACTCTTCAAATTTTGTTTTAAGCACTTCTTGTCTAACCTTTTCAAGGCTTAATTTAAGTTCTCGTTTAAGTTCTCTTGTATCTGCTGCATGAAATTTCATTAAAACTTTATAATATTCGCCCCAGGCATTTTGTCGCTCATTGAATTTAATTTTCTTTTCTTTGATTGCTAAATTATATCTTTGTAATACGTATTCAGGTTCAAACCCAGACATATAACAAATAGATTCAAAATCCTTTTCGTTAGAATTTTTAAACCATTCATTCGCTTGCCATTTTGCTATTGCTGATTTCTTATCAGATGCATTACACAACACATCTTCGAAAGCGTTCACAAGAACTGCTTGCCACAACTTTTGTTCTGGTTCGTGTTTGTTAGTTTCTAAAAGTGTACTGGCAATTTTAATGCCCATAACTTTTAATAAGCCTGGAGAGTAACTCACCGTAATACCTCGTTTCTATTGGTAGTTTCCTTTCTCTGCTTATGTCATAACTGATATGTACTTGGCCCATTAATAAGCGTGCCTCCAAAGGAGTCAATTTTGTTGTCCCCTTTTGTAAAGCCATGAATTCTTCAATGAATAAATCTAACTCGTCCATAGTGTAATCATAGTCCCTTTGATAGTGATTGGATAGATTTCGCTTAAAATTTTTAATTTCCATCGCCAATTCCTTGTCTCGAAACATTCTTAACACCTTGTCTGGTATTTTCTTTTTCTTTGTTTTCATACACTTTAAACCGCCTTATTACTGCAAAGTTACTTAATCTTTTTTGTTTAGTTTCTTCCCATACTTTCTTAAATGTAGGAATTAAATAAGGATCAGCATTTTGTTGAAACCCCATTGAATCTCCACAGTATAACAGAAATAATGTTGAAGTTACTCTATCGTATTCGGTTTTATTTAATCGTGTTGCTAATATTTCGAGTGTTTTTATGAATTCTAATTTTGGATCTACGGTTGTTGGCATGATACGGACTCCTGAGTAAGGTTGAGGTCCGTTGTTCGTGTTTCATTGTTCGTCTTGCTTGGATAAAAATAACCCGCACCACTGCACTCGTTACAAGTAACAGTTCCTTCACCTAAAAACACAGTGATATATCCATTACCTCGACAATGATTACAAGTTTTATAAATTATATCCATAAAATTAATTACTAGAGGTTATTTGTTCTTTTGGCAAGTTCTTTTGTACTAATAATCTTATAATATTAAAAGATTCTCCGTTTTTAAATTGCTCTTCTAATCCTAGTTGAGTGCAATGTTCTCTAGCATTTGTACCCTTAATAAATACTTCAGTTAAGTCCAAACCCCATTTTTTCATTGATTTATCTATGTATTTTGCTCTTCTTTCCTCTTCCTCAGCAGTTGTTTCTGTACCATCCCAGCTAGATTTACCATGAAAATGTAAGGTCAATGAATGATTTGCTATCATAGTTTTAAAACCCTGTATTGCACATCTAATTCTAAAATCCATATCTTCTCCACCACAATTAGAAAATGTATGGTCAAAATATCCTACACTACTATGAACTTGATAAGGTATTCTACCAAGATACAATTGCATAAATATTCTTTCTTGTACGTCTTCAAACTTAAATTTATTTTGATGAAACTGAACAATGTCTTCTAAATTTTTTTCTTTTCCAATGTATTCTTCGATTTGCATACATGGAGATGTTCTAAACTCTGCAGCGTTGTATAAATAATTTATATTACAAGCAGGGATCAACACAGCATCATCTCTTTGTTTTAATGGTTCAAACCAATTTTTAGTAAACACAATGTCGTTTGTTATAACAACAAAATGTTTCTTAAATCTTTTAGCTATTCTTAAACCTTTATTAAAGTTTTCTGCCCAAGACTTTGGAGTTTTATTATTAATATAAATATCTATTGGATACTCACCTTTGAATGCATTTGTTCCATCATTATTAACAAATACAAATATGTCTCCTGGTTCTAGTTTTGTATTTAAAAAAAATGAGTATAAAGCAAGTCTTGAAAAATTTTCTGTATTGGCAGAGCTTACAAAACAAAACACATGGTTCATATCTTTTTCTCAGTCCAGGTTTTAGGGGTCTTCTCATTTATTATTTCTAAGTCTAAGTAATAATTAAAAGGTTTTGCTCCACGTTCTTTTATGTACTTATAAGTTTCTTCAACAGCTTTTTTTAATTTAGTTGTTGTTTTATATTTTAATATTTTTCTAGCTTTATCTGATGAACACACAGCGTGTTTAACTTCTTGTGGTCTATCTGGCACATAAGTAAAAGTTCCATTATAACCAGTTATGTTTGCACATATCTCAGCTAATTCTTTTACAGTTGTAAATTCTTCATCTGGTCCTATGTTTATAACTTCTTTGCTGCCGGCATGAATCATTCTAATTAAACAATACACACAGTCGTCCACATATGAAAAACATCTTGTTTGTAATCCATCTCCGTAAATTATTGGAGGATTACCTTGCATCATTCTATTTAAAAATATTGAAACCACATTTCTAAATGGATCATCATATTTTTGTAATGAACCTATAATGTTATGAGGTACTGCAATTGTCCAATCTACTCCATGAGTATCACATAATATCTGCAACATTTGTTCCCCTGCTACTTTGGATACACCATAAGGATCTACTGGTCTTGGTTTCATATCTTCTGTAAATGGAGTTCCTTGATGTCCATATCTTGCCATAGAAGAACAATAAATTATCTTTTTAACTTTATTTTGTACTGCAGCAGTCACTACACCAACTGTAGCCATTAAATTGTTTTGTGTAATTGTATAAGGTGAAAACACAGAAAGGCCTTCATGAGGAGTTGCAGCGCAATGATAAACAATATCCATACCTTTGGTAACTAACAACATTTGTTCTAAATTAGAACAATCATATTTAAATGCTTTTTCTCTTGGCAACCAACTCCAATTATAATCATCTCCCCCAATCATGTTGTCTACACCATAAACATCATAACCAAGTTTAGATAATTTAATACCAATATGAGATCCTAAGAACCCAGCAGCTCCTGTTATTAATATTTTCATAATTAATATTGAATTTCCATTACAGGGTTTTCTTTAGTTGATTCATTATAAATGAATTTAACAGTTTGTTTTAAAATAGTAGTTCCAGGATCAAAAGATATATCTTTTGAACAATTAGTTAACATTAATATAATAAATAAATATTTCAAAGCTTTCCTTCTTTTTTAAATCTTTTTGTTTTTAGTTTTACTTCATGTTTCCAAAGCCTGTAATTTAACCAAGAAGAAAACTTTTTAAGCAATTTGTAAATCATTTTTTCATAAGGCTTATAAAAATTATTCCAAGAACTATTATAAGTATGATCTCTGACCAATATAATGCTTTCATTAATTCAATCATTTATAATATTCCAATTACTAATGCTGAAATTATCCCTATAATAATTAACTGTATAATATCAAAGTCCATTATCTTTTCTTCTTTCTTTTTGTAGGTTTGTTTTTTTGATTACCAAAAACATCATATTTTTTCTTATATGCTGCAATTAATTTTCTTATTGCCATTAAGTAACTAGCTCTAGTCATGTTTTCCATTTAGTAAATTTTTAACATAAACTTCGACTGTTTGTTTATTTTTGCTTGCTTGAAAAGTTATATACTCATCAACAAGTTTTGCAATAAATGCTGCAGGCGCTCTGTATTTTTTATCACACAAAGCTTTTATTATGTCGTATTTATCTTTTCTAACTGCCACTGATTTCCATTTTGTATAGTCCATATTTCTCCTTAAAATAACCAAAGATAAAAAATAAATCCAAAAAAAATTAAAGATAATTTTGGAACTAATATTAAAATAGTTATTAATATATTTATTAAATATCTTGGATGTTTATTTTCCATAATTAATGCCTTCTTTCTTTTGTTTCTTCTTGCCTAGACTTTAATTCGTCTTTAACAAGTAATCTAGCATAATGTTCTGTAAATGGAAAATAATCTATTCCGTTAAATTTTAATGCTATATTTGTTATTCTTAATATAGCATCTACACATTCTGGGCTATCTTCTGTTATCGGAAGACCTCGGTAGTCTGTATCGTACATTCTACTTAAAATAGATTCCATCTTTGATGAAATATCTGCCCACGCTTTACTTTTTGTTTTCATATCTTATCTTGATATAATGAAATGTAGTTAGATGTCAATAGATAGTATTGACAATAATGTTAAATCATTGATATTATTACATTATGAAGTTGTATCGTTTTATCGCTAGATATGCTGGTCAACGTATAATACTTGACGTAAATGGTACTAGTGATGATGAAGCGAAAAATAACTTTATAACAAAGCTTAGAGAAGGCGGAGGAAATTGGTATAAAGAAGTTACTTATAGCCCTTCCAAAGTCTTCCTAACATATGAGGAGATAAATGATACTGCAAAGTCAGGAATCGTTGTTAGCTAAAAAGATGGTTTTGGAAACCAAGTGGAACCAAAAATATCTTGAGCAAGGAACAGAAACTCTTGATATGATGCAAATTGATCTTGAGCTTAAAGAAATTAAAAGAAGGCTTAGAGAACAAGATGTATTAAAAGCAAGAGAATTATTATTTAATACTGAAGAAGATTTAGATATCGCTTCTTAGTTTAATTAAATAAATTTTTGCATTTACTAATTAATGCATTGAGAAAGTCATCTTTAAATATAAATTCAAAGTCATTCATTGGAATATTCTCTTTTTCATTTTTATATACTAAATCATTTAATCTTTTGAAAAAAAGAACTTCATCTTCTTCTTCCAATACATAGCACAAAGCGTGTGTGTAATTTTCTTTTTTAGCAATTGTTAATCTACAATTACCATCCCTACAAATAAATCTATGATTATCTGTTTTTTTTAATACAGGTGGTGTAGTAAATTCTGCTTTTGCATCATTAATATTTTCAAAATCAATTTGTTCAATATTAATCGCTTCTATTTTGTTTTTAAACAATAAATATTTAGGCCAAAGTGTTTTTAACATTACATTGCCTCTCCCCAATTATCTCCTATTGCCACATCAACCTTATTAGGAACTTCTAACTCTACTGAATTCTCCATTACGTTAATAATATTTTTTTCATCATTTTCAGACTCTACATTAAAACATAACTCATCATGAATTTGTAACATTGGTATATGTCCTGCTTTATAACAATTAACCATAGCAATTTTTACCTGATCTGCAGCAGATCCTTGAATTAATCTATTTAATGCTTTGTATGTCATTGCTCTTCTAGCAGAAGATAAACTTCCATGTTCCATAATATATTCTTTTTCAGTTAAAGCTAAAAACAATCCATAGCTTTTTGGTTCATATAAATTAAATCTACATTTTCTTCCACCAATTGTTTTAACAGCACCTGTTTCTGATGCTTGCTTTTGAACTCTATTGGCTAATTGTTTAACAAAAGGAACTTTATTATTGTATTCTGCTAAAATTGCTTTTGCTTCTTCTACTGTTATTCCTAGTTGTTTAGCTAACTTAGCTTGTCCCATTCCATAAAATATACCTAAATTAATTGTTTTAGCCTGTGTTCTAGGGATATTAGCCATATCAGCTACAACCTGGTGAAAGTCAGCATCGTCTTCTCGGTAAGCTTTAATTAATACATCTGCTCCTGCAAGACCGCCTAATTTTTTATCTGTAGTCGCTGCATAATGAACAACCAGTCTTGGTTCTTGTTGTGAATAGTCAAACGATCCCCACTTACATCCTTCTTCAGGTAAGAATAACCCTCTAATTAATTTACCATATTCCTTATTTCTAGCAGGAATTTGTTGTAAATTAGGGTTAGAATAGGACAATCTTCCTGACACAGTTCCTCCCGTATCTGATCTTAATTGATTAATTTCAGCATGAATTCTACCTTTGTGCGAAAATCTTAAAAAACTATCTATAAATGTTGAATGAAGTTTGTTTACTTCTCTTGCTTCTCTAATTAATTTTGCAAGTGGATGTTCGTTGTTCGTGAGCCAATTTGTAGTAAACGATGGCGCTTTACTTTTTTCAGTTAAATCATATTTAATTCCAACAGCATCAAATGCTTTAGCAACTGATCTAGCAGCCCATATGTCTACAGCTACTCCTGATAATTTTTTTATCTCTGTAATTAAACTGCTCTCTAATGTTTTAAATTGTTTTTTTAATATTTCAGCTTTATCTAAATCAATTCTAATTCCAACCTCTCTCATTTTTATTAATATTGGAAGCAGCTCCATTTCTGTATTCCATATAGTTTGTAATTGTTCTTTCTTAACAAATGTTTTTAAATGATGCCAAAGTTTTAAAGTAAGGACAGCATCTTGTTCTGCATAAAAACCAACTGCCATTGCAGGCATCTTCCATAATTCAGCTTTAGCATCCAAACCTCTTTGCGCTGCTTCTTCTTTTAATTCTGTTTCAGATTTCATCTCACCTAACATTTCTATTGATAAATTATTTAAAGAATAACTTCTTCTATTCTCATCAACCAGGGCAGCAGTAACCATCGTATCAATGATAGGTCCTTTTACTTCCCAACCCATAGATCTAATCCAACCTAAATCGTATTGAGCGTTATGCATTATTTTAGCAGCATCAGTTTTTAATACTTCTTGAATCCATTTAAATACTTTTGATCTTGGTAAGTTACCTCCGCCTTGGTGATTAACTGGGTAATAACCTTTAAAAGAACCTGCAGCCACTGCAATACCAACTATCTCTCCATCTCTTCTAGCCCAACCAGTTCCAAGAGTTTTCATATTCTCGTCTCTTGTTTCTAAATCTATTGCTATTTCATCTTCATGTGAAAGATCCGGAAACTCACTTGGAGTAACCCATTCTGAATTAGGTATTGTCATATTAATTTGATAACTCATCTTTATAATCTCTTTCTAAAATCATTTCTAAATAATGTATTGCTTTTAATATATCTTCTTTTTTTCCTTTTAATTTGTGCCTGCATATGTACTTGATTGCATTACCTTCTGCAAACGGTAAATTATTTTCATTTATAAATACAGAAGGCTGTATCTTCATTAACTTATAGTGCTTACCACCAACTTGTTTAAAAAATGCTTTATTTGTCATATTCCATGTCCGTATCCTAATGCAGCTAATGGCATATAATGCCCGTAAGGTTTGCTAAATTTAATAATGTTTAAACCTTTCTTAGCTCTTGTTACTGCCACATACCATACTCTTAACTCTGAGTCTCTATCTTTTTGTGTCTTGTCCCTCAGTGTGCATATCTTTGGACATGCTTCAAAAACAACTACATGGTCAGCTTCTCCACCTTTTACTTGATGTATTTTATCTATAATAATCAATGGCTTAGTGGTATAATCAATGCCTTTTTCTATTAATCTTTGTATATAATTTATGTCTGTTACTTTAATTTCTAGGGCCGTTGTCCATGATCCCTTGTTCTGTATTAAACCACATCTCTCATTTAATAATTTATAATTAAAATGGTCTTCTTTAATTGATTTCCATTTTTTTGATGTCATGGTTCTCCAACCGTGTTCAATATTAGTTATGTATTTATATAAAAAAGTAACTTCTTCTTTATTAAGATAACCGTCTTCCATTAATTTATTCCACAAAGCAATACATTTCCAATCAGTTGGATTTACTGATCCTAATCCCTTTGCATTTTTAAAATGCAATCCCATGTCTCTAGCTGTGTTTCTAACATCCACTAATTCATTTTTAGTTCTTGTTAATATCATCCAAGTATCCTTAGGATAATCTTCAAATTTAATATGACTTAATTTAAAATTATCTGTGCTTACATATCCTTTGTGCGCTGACGGATAATATTGTTTCTTTTTTCTATTAACTACGTTCTTAATAATATTTACTGCAAATTTTAATATCTCTTCTGGTAATCTTCTTGACTGCCTTAAAACAATAGATCTGCCTGGAAACTTTAAAAATTCTTCTACACTAGCTCCATTCCATTCATGTATAGCCTGGTCATCATCTCCTGCTATGTAAACTTTCTTAGCTTTAGCTGCCATTAAATAAACAAAGTCCCATTGTAATGGAGTTAAGTCCTGTGCTTCATCTACAATAAAATAATCTGTCTCAAAAGAATGATCATTAATTAAAAAGTTTTCCACCATGTCAGTAAAGTCCATAAAGAAACCTTCTTTAAACTTTATCCAATTATTAACTATGTCTACTAAATTACGCCAATCTTTTGTTTTACCCTCTGAACTATCACTGTCGTAAGCTTCTTTTAGAGTTATCTTACAGTTCCTTGCTTTTTCATATAACTGAATAGGATAGTTTTTAATTACTAATTTTCCGTCATCATCTTTTCCAACTTCTAATTTAATTTTTTCTCCTCGTTCTAAATAACTAAAAGCAGGGATATGTTTTCTTTCATCTATTATTTCTAATGCTGCATCCCTTGTTCTTGATAAACACATTGAATGGATTGTTTTAAATAATGAAAAAGAATCTTCTCTGTATGTACCTTTAAATTTTTTAAGGACCCTTTCCATTCCCTCTCTCGCAGCTTTTACAGTATAAGAACAAAAACCAATGTAATCAGGCACCATATGTTTCCTTGAAATACCTTTCTCAACTATATCTAATAAACTATGAGTTTTTCCTGTGCCAGGAGGTCCAAATATCTTAATTGTTTTCTTAGCAATAGTTTTAAGTATTTCAGGGTTTTCCCTTATACCATCTGCAGCATTTCTAATTTTAGTTTGCGGTAAATTCATTTGATTTCATTTCTTTTTTAAAAGTTTCTATGTTTTCACTATTATCTCTTGGTATAACTTTAAATGTTTGAAGTGTTGAATAACATCTGCCTTTATATTCTTGGTATGTCTTATGTAATTGAATAAATCTTTTACATGCATCTTTTTTATCTGGATATTTATTTTTTTCTTTTTCACATAGTTTAGCTAGAATTTCACCAAGACTTGTTTCATATGCTTTATTGTATTTTTGTTTTGCATAATTTTTAAATGAAGTTACATTCCAAAAGTATCTTCCATTTTCTTTATCATCTTTCCAGACATAGCCCATTTCTATTTGACTTATGTCATTACCACCTCTTCTCTCATCAATGAAAGCAGTAAGTATTGAAAAAAACTCTGACATTTTTTCTTCACCTTCATCATAGCTATCTACTATCTTCATTTGAGTAAACCAATTATCCTTCATTGTTTGAAATTCCTCTGATGGAAGCATTGTCCACTGTATGTTTTCTTCCCAACATCTTTTAGCTATTGTATTCTGAGTCCACAATTGATCTGTTGTCATTGATACAACAATCTCATCTCCTTGTTCATTAACCATTGTAAGTAAATGTCTTCTAGGCATTGTTTTAAGCATTCTATAATCTGTTACCATTACAATCTTTTCTACTAAACCATACTTCCTAGTCCTGCAGCCAACACGATCACAGTGACCTAACTCATCTATTTGTCTACAATTATTTTTATACAACCAAATATCTTCCTCATCTTTTTGATCTACAACATCTTTCTTTCTCATTACTTGAGATACTTTGGTAGAAAATTCTTTAGGAGTAAAACCATCTTTAGACTGAAAATGCTTTTCAACAAATTCATACATGTCATTATTTACTTTTTCTTGATCATCCCCATGAATTTTTCTTGCAACACATCCAAACTGCATTAAGACTTTATCTCTTTCTCCTTCGCCTACATTGTTCTCAAAGTAATAATCCATGCATGGGGGATAATCAGATGTAAACTTATTTCCTATTTTAAATAATTCTTCAGGAGTTATTTTTTTAATAGGCATCTTTAAAAATTCTTCTAATGTATAAAGATCATTCATGTCATAATCTTTTATTGCCCATCTTCTTTCTGGCCCAGTATCTTTAGCATTAAAGTATGGAACGTTTAACATGTTGCCTGTTCCGTCTTCTGATAATCTTGTTTGTACTGGAAAGATGTCAATTGTTTTTTTAGGTCTTCCTAATTTTAAAGATAATGTTCTTAATCTTGTTTTTAATTCTTTTGCTGAAACACTTCCGTCTACAAATAAATATGCGTGTATGCCACCAGATTTAGATTTAAATGGTACGAATGGTAAATTCCACGATTTAATTTTTGTTAATACTTCGTTAGCTTCATCAACTGATTTAATTTTGTCTACATCAATACATCCATAGCTACATGAACCATCTGGACGTGTCGGTACTATACCAATAGGAGTTTTTCCCTCAATATGATCTGTAAATATTGGAAGTTCGTTTCCATCTACTGGAAATTCTTTCCAATTATATTCTCCTTCAACTTTACCATCCGACCTCTTCAAGCCCGAAGGCTTGAAGATGCCGTACTTTCGCTTGGATCCATCGAAGAGTTCTAGGAACCTGCTGAAATCCATAAATTAAAATGGAGTTTCTTCAGTAGTTGCTTCAACTTCTTCTTCACCATGCTTAACATTTACTGCTCCTTTTTTACAACTCATGTAAAAATCTTGCGCTGCATTAAGCAATGTATTGTTTGGAATATCTTTATTCCATTCAATCTCCCAACCGTACCATGATCCTAAACTATTTTTTTCTAAAACAGTTTTCAGAACATAGATTTGAGAAAATGCTGGAGGCATAAAAAAGCCTTTCACACCTTTTCTTCTTTGAGTCATCATCATAGAATTCCATTTTCTGGATTTTTTTCTCTGCGTTGCTTTCATTGTAATTAAAGCTGACTCCTTTGGTTGGTCATTTTCATCAACTAATAAAACATAGTGAGAAGCTGTTTCCTCAATATAGTTTCCGTTTTCTAAACGATCCTTTTTATCTGGACCTCTTTTAGTTTTAGTTAATATATCTGATGATGAATCATAGATAGCAACAGGCGCTCCTGCACCTTCCTTGCCTCTATCTCTCCATTCTAGATATTCTAACTTATAGAAACATGGAACAACTCTAATACCTGCAGGTCCATCATATAATTGATCGGACACAGTATTATAAATCATACCAGGTCTTGCGTTAGCTATGTATTTAGAATCACCAGCAGTTACCTGTGGGGAAAGTTGGCTCAAGATTTTTAAAAACGGTAGGGCCACATCTTGTGATCCAATGTTTTCTAATCCTGCTCCAGACATCTTTTCCAGTGACGCAATGTCAACTGAAGGTAGCGGTGCTTCGTTTTTCTTTACTACTGCTTTTACTTGTGTTTGTGCTTGTGCAACCATTATTTACTCCTTGTTTGTTATTTTTGTTTTGTTTGCAACGTATATACCGAATATATCGGAAGGAACCATACGACCATTTTGAATTTGTTCTCTTACAAACGCTTTCAAAGTCATCGGCTCAACCTTTTCGGCTTGCTTATAACTATGTCCTTTTTGTTTAAATAAGTCAATAAGTTCTTTAGCCCTATCATCCTCAGATCTACCAAAAGTTACAGTTATATTATTTTTGATTAAATCACCATGTCCGTTGTCCCTGAGCCATTGAAATGCCTCA